CGGCCGGGTGGCTTAGCTGGACATAGCGCCGCACTCATAGGGTATCGAGATTCGGTGCGGTACGCCTTGGAAGATCCGCAGCGCCCACGGGGCCCGCCGAGCCTCGGACCTGGGTCATGCGGAGATCGCGGGTTCGGAGCCCGCCCCGGCCATACAACATTTTGTTGTCATGTGTCGCCTCCCAACCGGGGAGCCGCGGCACTACCAACGTATCACTATCTGGACCTGAAGCCGCGGGGGTGAGCGCCTGATGCCCTGTGGCTGTTCCGGCTGCAGCGGCGACGTCGTCGCGTTCATCGCCCATCCCGAGCACGGCCGCCGGGCCGTCTGTGAGGACCACGTCAACGACTACCCCGTCACAGAGCGGGTGGGACGATGAGCGGCGACGATCACGTCCGCGTCACCCACCGGGTTCCGAGCCACGTTCGCGACGCCGCTCAGGATCGGACCGAGCACGGGGAACTGAGCGAGGAGGTTCGTAGCCTCTACCAGCGGATCGCGTTCGGCGAGGAAGCCGCCGAGCACGACACCGTCCGACGGGAGCTAGAGCGCGTCCGCGACGAAAAGGACGACACGCGGCGGCAGATCCGCGAACTGCAGGCTGAACTCGAAGAGCTCGAGCGCCGCGAGACGCGCCTGGAGGAGAAGCTCTCGAAGCATACCTCGCGCCAGGACAAGTACGAAGGCCACCTCGAGGCGCTGGAGACGCAACTCCGCGACGGGACACACATCTGGCCGGACCATCCCGGCGTCAAGCGCGCGGCGAACACGGCCGAGATGGAACCGGAAGAAGTCATCGAGGAGCTGCAGGAACGGAACCCGGAGGTGCCGGACTACGCGTTCCAAGACGCGATGCACGCGGATCGCGTTTGGACCGGATTCGGCGACGGGGGTGGTGAGTGATGCACGACGCCGTCCCTCACTACTCCACTATGCATATACATACATCACATACACATATGAACTTGGTAAGTTACAGTAGTACGGTCGAACGGGACGGAGGTGAGTCGGCGTGAGCACCGCTGAACCCAAACAGAACCTCACCGAGCAGTTCCTGCAGTTCTACCGAGACTACTACCGAGAGGAGATTGGGACACTCGCCCAGCTCTGGCCGCAGGAACAGCGGTCGCTCTACATCGAGTACAGCGACCTGTTCCGGTTCGAGCGCGACATCGCCGAGGACTATCTCGACGACCCTGACCAGATGCAGCAGTACGCCGAGGAGGCGCTGCACCTCTTCGACCTTCCTGCCGACGTCGACCTCTCGAGCGGCAGCGGCGCGAACGTCCGGCTAACGGACCGGGAGGGGATGCTCGACACCATCTCGATCGCCGACCTCGGCTCGGATCACATCGGTGAGTTCGTCGCGATCACGGGCCAGATCGAGAAGGTGACGAAGGTCACGCCCGATCTCGAGCGGGCGCACTGGGTGTGCCAGCGCTGCATGACGGCGACGCCGATCGACCAGGGCCACACGTCCGTCCAGGAGCCGCACGAGTGTGCTGGCTGCGAGCGGCAGGGGCCGTTCGAGCTCGACGTCGACCAGTCCGACTGGTCCGACCGCCGGAAGCTGAAGTTTGGCGAGCTCCCAGCGGAGCGCACCACCTCACGCGGCCAGCACCGTACCGTCTACGTCGCGGGTGACCTCTGCCACTACGGCGGCGAGAACGGGCTGGCCGACCGCGCCGGCGAGCAGGCGACGATCCTCGCGACGGTCAACGTCGACACGGACAGTCTCACCGGCCAGAACGCGACGACGGAGTCGGACATCTGGCTCGACGCCCACTCGGTCGTCTTCGAGGACGACGACCTCCACGACGTGGACATCGACGCCCATCGCGAGGAGTTCGAGTCGTTCGCTGCCGAGGACAACGCCCCCGACCTGTGCGCCCGGTCGATCGCGCCGGAGCTGCTCGCCGAGGGCGACGACGAGATGGAGGCCGTGATGGACGCTTCGGTCGCCTGGCTGTTCAACGGCTACCGTGTCGACCCCGAGGGCAAGGGCACGTTCCGTGGCGACCTCCACTTCGCGCTGATCGGCGACCCTGGCAAGGGGAAGTCGACGCTGCTGGCTGCGCTGAACGACATCGCCCCCAAGTCGGTGTTCCGGTCGGGGACTGGGCTGTCGAAGGTGGGGCTCACCGCTGCGGCCGTCCAGGAGGAGTTTGCCGGCACGTCCGAGTGGACGCTGGAGCCGGGGGTTCTGCCACGAGCCAACGGGGGCCACTGCATCATCGACGAGGTGGACGACGTCGTCGACGAGAAGACGAAGGCCATCCACGACGCCCTCGAGGGCGAGCAGATGGTCAAGGTCGACAAGGCTGGGATCGAGGCCGACCTCCCGAGTCGGACGGCGCTGTTCGCGAGCGGCAACCCGACCGACGGTCGGTTCGACCGCTACGAGCCCATCGCCGAACAGATCGACCTGGATCCGGCGCTGATCTCGCGGATGGACATCCTGCTGTCGGTGCAGGACATCCCCGATCCGGATCACGACGCCGACGTCGCCGACCATATGCTCGACACGTTCGACGAGCTCTCCCGCGCCGAGATCGCCGAGCGCGGTGGGCAGGTCGAACAGGTCGAGGAGTCGACAGCCGAGGGCCCGGTTCCAAAAGAGGTGCTCCGGGCGTGGGTGGCCTACGCTCGAGAGAACGTCTTCCCTGTTCTCACCCAACCGGCGAAGGAGAAGCTCAAGGAGTTCTACGTCGAAGTGCGCGACCTCAACGGCGGCCACTCCGAGGACGACGGCGACGACCCGATCCCGGCGACGCCGCGGACTCTTGAGGCCGGCATCCGCCTGGCCGTCGCCTTCGCTCGCGTGGGCCTTTCCGAGACTGTCGAGGTCGAGCATGCCGAGCGGGCGATCGACCTCTCTCGCCAGGTGGTCGGGATGAACTACGACCCCGAGTCAGGCAAGTTCGACGCCGGCCGCGTGGACACAGGCAAGCCGAAGTCCCAAGAAAACCGCCGGAAGGCGTTGAAAGCCCTGATTAAGGACCTACAGCCGGACGACTCCGCCGACGGTGTGGATACCGGCGATCTCCTCGACAAGGCCGAAGAACAAGGGCTGAACCGCGAGAAGTGCGAGAAAGATCTCGACTACTGGGACAAACGTGGTGAGATCTATCACCCGTCGATGGGTGAGGTGAGGTGGTCCTGATGGCGGATGGTCTCAGCACCCGCGAGCAGTACGAGCGCGTGGTCTCGATCGTCGACGCCAACACCGGCGGCAAACAGCGACCGATGGCCGCTCTCAGCACCATCCGGACGGTCGCCGGCTACGCAGGGATCGGCGCGGAGGACGTCGGCAAGCGCCTCGATCGCGCAGTCGCGAACGGCGACCTCGTGATCGTCGAGGGTCGCGTCTGCCAGGCGGAAGAGGAGCCCGTCCGGGCGGCGATCCGCTACGAGGGCAAGCGCGAGCACACGCGGAAGGATCGCCTCGCGAAGCTGAACCAAGCACTCCAGGGGGTGCTCGACGATGAGTGATCACAAGTACTCCGTCGACGACGGCCACTGGGACGAGGACGACGACCAGGAGGACGCCGAACCGACACTCGAGGTCACCCGCCACACGGTCACCATCGACGACTGTCGCGATGCCCACGACTACGAGCACGGCCTCGAGTGGACGTTCTCCATCGAGGACGGCGTCGTTACAGGCATCTACAAAGGCCACTGGCTGGAGGGCCGCACGCAGTCTGACCCGATGCTGTCGCCGTCGTGGGCCGAGGTGCCGACGGTGATCAAGGCGCACCTGGCGATGGAGCTCAACCTCGAGGGTGGGTGGGCGATCGAGACAGATCTGCCGGAGCACTACGGGGGTGACCGATGAGCTCCCGTAAAGGTGACCGCGCCGAGCGGGAGCTCTCAAACTGGCTCGAGGACGAGGCCGATTGGTACGCCCAGCGGACTGGATCATCGGGAGCGGCGACGGACCGCGCTCGACCGGACGTGATCGCCAGCCGTGATCACCGCCACAGTCGCTGGGGCCGCGTCGCCATGATCGAGGTGAAGGCCGTCGACGACGGCACGGTCCACCTCGACGCGCACGAAGTCGAGGAACTCCAGGAGGCAGCCAGCCGCGCCGGCGCCGGTGCCTGGGTAGTGATCCGGCCGAACTTCAACCGCCACGACCAGTGGCATGTCTACCCGCTCCACGAGCTCCACGAGACCGACGGCGGCAACTACTCGGTCCGCAAGAGCGACCTCCCCGGACGCCCCCTCGAGGAGGTGTTCGGCGCCGATGCGTGATCCGGACGCCCCGGCCTACGTCTCGCGCAAGAAGCTCGAGCGCTCGGACACCGCTGACGCGACCTGGCACTCCGACGAGGACTGCCACCAGGTCGAGGCGATGGACGAGGTCGTCGAGATGACCGTCGCCGAAGCGAAGGAAGAGTGCGCCCGCCAGGCACAGTGCTGCTCGACCATGCCCGCGCTGGAGGACCTCGACTGATGGAGCCACTGAGCGTCGACGCCGACCTGCCGCCGGCAGCCCGCCACGTCGCCCACGTCCTGCAGGAGCGCGGCCCATGCACGCAACCGGAGCTGGTCGAGATCACGACTCTCCCGGAGACGACCGTCGACGACGCCCTCGCCCGGCTCGTCGAGGAGGGGCTCGTCGATGTGACCCAGCGCTGGGGCGACGCCCGCGGACATCGCTACGAACTCGACTGACCCTCCCCATGTTCCCCCGAGATTCGGGGCAAGGCGGATCGTTTTAGGCCTTCGTGCCCACCGTCCAGATAGTTACCAGCCGTTGGCCAGTCAGCGACAAACCGGAGAGACGGGCCGTAGCCACTCCTGCCGCCGACCTGTACCATGCCAGAACACCCCTCAGAGTACCAAGAGCACGTACTGAACGCTCCGGACGTCTGCAGCAACTGCTTCCGACTCGTCCGCGTCGAGCGGGAGCGACCGGCGTCGGGCTTCCGCCCGGCGGAGACCTTCTACGCTCGCAACCAGGCGACGACGAGCGTCGAGCACGCACCCGCCGACACGGTCAGCGAGTCCGAAGCGGTCTTCTGCGCCTGCGGCGCCGAGTCGGCGTTCGACCGGATCTGGAGCTGGCGCGACGTCAATCGCGAGCGGTTCCACGAGCTCCTCAAGCACCTGCTCCGGAGTGCCGAGCGCAAGGGGCTCTCGATCGCCCGCCAGCCGGCCGCGGCCCACGCCCTCGCAAGCCACGAACAGCGCCACGAGCGCGACGACGCCCAGGTGCGCGTCGAGTGTGACGTCGACGCCGCCCTCGCCGACGGCCTGTTGGCCGGACTGCGGGTCGCCAACGTCCGCGCCGGCGCCGACGCCACGACTGTCTAGGCCCATGATCCCCCAGCGTGTCCGCTGTTCTCCGCTCCACCGAGAGGAGCGTATCGCGGACGTCGTCGACACCATCCTCCGAGCCGACGGCGAGCTGCTCTACCGCGTCGACATCGACGGCCACCACTACCGCGTGCTGGCTGCCGAGACCACACCTGCCCGACCTCTTCATGACTGAGGCCCTCACCGACGCACAACGCGAGTTCCTGGAGTGCCTCCCAGCGACGACGGCGGAGGTAGTGGACGAACTGGGGATCAAGCGCACGTCGGTGAAAGACCGCCGCGACGGCGTCCGCGACAAGGGCGTGGAGCTCGACTTCGACCAGAGCACCCACGTGTGGTCGATCGCCGGCGACGATGTCGACACCCAGGGCGATGACACTCCCGCCCTTCCGGACCTCGAGGACGTCGACGCCAAGGGCGACCCCGACGAGTCGGAGCTCACCGATCGCGAACGCTACGTCGCTCGCGAACTCCAGACCGGCGCCACGGTCGAGAGCCTCGCCGACGACCTGGACGAGCGCGAGTCGATCGTCGTCGAGTACCTCCGCGATCTCAAGCGCCAGGGCTGGGAGGTCTACGTCGACGAGACCGCGGAGCACGTCGCCATCGAGGGCGACCACACACTCCGATCGAGCGAGCACAAGGGCACACGAACGCGGAAAGCAAACCGGTGGTGGGAGAGCCGCCACAACGCACTCGCCCGTCGGTTCAAGGCTCTCGACGATCCCACGGCGGAGCTCGAGGCGACGCCGGGCCGGGAAGACTGGGTCACGCACCTGACCGATCTCCACGCCGGGGACTACGTCCGACAGGACGACGGCGAGGTCGTCTACAAAACGGCCATCGTCCCGGACGTGATCGACTACACGACCGAGCAGTCGATCTACCTCGCGGAGAAGCACGGCGCCGAGTACGACGTCGCCCACCTGCTGTGGGGCGGCGATATGGTGACCAACGAGGGGATCTACGAGGGCCAGTTCGAGGACCTGGACAGCTGGCTCGACGAACAGGTGGACGTCCTCCATGACCCGCTGCTCCGGCAGGTCAAGGCGTTCAGTAACCGCTTCGACACGGTAAACATCGTCTGCCAGGCCGGCAACCACGGCGACATGCGGGCGTCCGGGACGTCGAAGCAGGCCAACGCCGACCTACTCGTGTTCAAGTCCATCCGGAACACGGTCGCGGCGTTCCAACGCGAGTACGACGACCTACAGAACGTCAACTTCGCGATCGGACAGGCCCGTGGCTACCGGAACTTCCCGATGCGTGGCGGCCAGCTGACCGGCCACCTTCGCCACGGCGAAGACCGCGACCCGCAGGCGTCGACGAGCGCGCGACTGAAGGAGTGGATGTCGACACTCCTTGAGCACGACTACGACATCGCCTACCTCGGCCATCACCACGTCACCGGCATGATCCCCTGGGACGGCCCACCTATCGTCGCGACGGGGTCGCCGAAGCCAAGCGGGGAGTTCGTCGAGCGCCTCGGCGTCGGCGTTCCGAGTCGGTACCAGTCGATCGCGACGGTCCACGGCGTCAGCGACGACGGCATCACTGGCTTCTACCCCGTCGACGACCGGAAATTCGAGCCTTCATGAAGTGGGTCGACCAGCGCCGGTACATCGCCTTCCTCGTGCCGGGGCTGGCCGTCCGCTGCGCCGGCGACGAGCAGCTCTGGCTGGCGGATCCCACCACCCGCGATGCGTGGATCGCCGCCGAGCACCCCGTCGACCTCCGCGACTACCGCTGACCATGCCCCACAAACGACACACACGCGAACCAGCGATGCTCGACTCGTGCAGCAACTGCGGCCACGTCTTCCGAGCGGGCCGTCCCCACGACTGCAGCTCGGAGGGAGATGCCCAGGCCCCATGAGCACCCGCATCGACCCTCGCCCGTGGTACTGCGTGGGCGCCGCCGTGGACGAGTACAAGACGATCCTCACTGCCAACCCTGACCGCCTCCCGATGCTCAAGACGTTCAAAATCCTCCGCGCCCTGCTCGTCAACGTCGGCATCCTCACGTTCGGCGCCTACGCGATGTACCTCGGCGGCGAACCCACGCTCATCGGGCTGGTGACACTCCTGACGTTCGTCGGCTACAACGGGCTCGAGGCCAGCGACTACGCCTCGCTCGTCCGCGCCGTCGACGAACTCCGGAACGGTGGTGACTGACCGATGGAGCTCACCCTCGCCCAGCTGATCACGATCGTCCTCGGCGCCGTAGTCCTGGCGTCGACGGACCCCGCCGCACTCAGTCGCCTCGGGATGGCCTGGCTGTCGAAGAAGCTCGGCGTCAAGCCCCGCGACATCACCAAGGTCGACAACGCGACTGACGGTGACGCCGATGAGTGACCAACCCCGCCGCTTCGAACTCGTCCGCGACGAGGACGTCTCCGGTACCTCGGGAACGGGCGTCGTCGCCAACGGCGTCTTGTTCCCCGAGCCCAACGGCCGAGCCGTCCTGGGCTGGGACACCGACGTAAACAGCGTCGCTGTCTACGACAGCATCGAGGAACTCGAGGAGATCCACGGCCACGAGGGCCGCACTCGAGTGGAGTTCGTCGACGACGACCCATCCTGATCGCCCCGGAGCCATACGCCACGGCGCCGGGGAGCATCACAACCCGCAACCCACCAACCACAACCGATGCACACCACTGTGACCTCACGATCGCACCGAACGATAAGTACCGCCGAGTGGTCGGCCTCTACGGTCACGAGGAGGGCCTCGACGCCGCCGAGGACTCTCCGGCCGACTCCTACGAGGACTGGCCGGACGAGCATCGCGACGCCGCCGATGGCTACGTGGAGGTCGTCGACAGCGCTCCCGAGCCTGAAGATGTCGGCCTCGACACCGACCACGACCCGCTCTCGTGGAGTGACATCAGCCCTTCGCAGGATCCGGACCTCCTCGCGAAGATCGCGACCTACTTCGAGGGCATGGACGCCGACGAACCGAGCGACCTCCTGCGAGCGAAGTGCCGCCTCCTGGACGTCGACCTCTACGCCAAGGCACAGACGGCCGCGCGGCAGGAACTTCTCGAGTAGCGTCTCCCCCACACCATGACTGAGGACCTCACCAGCATCGACGGCGTCGGGCCAGCGATAGCGGAGCAGCTCCGCGAGGCCGACTTCGAGACCCCCGGCGACGTCCACGGCGCCGACGTCGACGAGCTCGCAGAGGTCCACCTGCTCGGTGAGGCATCCGCCCGGGCGATCCTCAACGAGGACGGTGGCGCGTCGAAGGGCCGAGACTTCGCCCTCAGCGAGGGGGACCACGAGGAGATCCTCGAGGCGGCCGAGACGGGCATGTCGATCCGCGGCTGTGCCCGCGCCGCCGGGGTGAGCCTCTCACAGCTCCAGCGCTACCTGGACGCCCACCAGGATTTCCGGGTCAGCTTCGAGCGGGCGCGTGCGCGAGGCGAGTCCGAGCTGATCGAGGGCGGCCTTCGCGACGACGAGGTCGACACGTCGATGGCGAAGTTCCTGCTGGCGAGCTCCTACGACTACAAGAAGACCGAGCGTCGCGAGGTCGAGGCGGACGTCGACCAGACCACGACTCACGAGCTCGGCGAGGACGAGAAGGAGATGGCGCTGGAGACGATCCGCGAGCTCCAGGAGCGTGAGTCTGCATGAGCGTCGAGCAACAGATCGCCGACGTCGCGACCGGCGACGATCCGGCGGGCAAGCGGGCGCTACTGAACCCGTGGGATCCCGACACGCCGGCGACGCTGCTCGACGCGGCGAACGAACTCTGCCGGGGCTACATGCGCGACGAGCGGGACGACTACCACCTGCTCGGCGACCACCACGGCGAGTGGCTTCGCCTCCTGGACGACGAGCGGAACCTCGTCCTCAACTGCCACCGTGACGGGCTGAAGACGACGGTCGTCCTCTGCTACCTGACGCTCCGGCTGGAGTTCGACGCCGGGTTCCGCGCTATCTGGGCGATGAACAACAAGACGATGGCGAAGAAGAAGACGGACCTCGAGTTCAACCGGTTCGTCGAGCGGAACCCCTGGCTGACCAACCTCCAGTCCGAGGACCGCGTCACCGACACCATCGACCTGAAGGAGTTCCCCAACGCGGCGACGCTGACGGCGACGTGGCTCGACGGCGGCGTCGACGGGGATCGCGCGCACCTGCTCGTCCTGGACGACCTGATCAAGGTGCGCGGCGACGGCGAGGCGGACGACGTCCGCGAGTGGGTCGAGGGGACGGCGACGCCGATGGTCAAGGACAACGGGCGGACCGTGATGATCGGCACCCGCAAGCGCGAGGACGATCTCTACCAGCACTACCGCTCGCTGCCTGCCTTCGCCGTGGCGGAGTTCCCGGCGATCCTCGAGTACTGGGAGGACGGCAACGCGACCGCGCAGGATCTCGACGACCGTCGGCCGCCGGCGGAGTACTACACCCAGGTGCCGGACCCCTGGCACGACGGCCAGTCCATGCACGTCCTCTGGCCGGAGGCGCGTGGGGCAGAGTGGTTAGCCGAAAAGCGCGCCGAGCGTGCGGACTTCCGCTTCTGGCGGGAGTACTGCCTCGCGTTCATCGGCGCCTCGGGCAACCTCGTCGACGCCGACGCCGTCAACGCGGCAGTCGACGACGGTGGCTGCTCGATCCGCAGTCGCGACCCGCCCCAGAAGTACCGCGCCGGCAAGGGCGAGGCGATCGTCGTCACGCACGACCCCGCCAACAGCCCCACCGGCGACGACTGTGCCTTTACTGTCTGGCTCCGCCGGCGTGGCGGCGAGCGCGTCCTCCTCGACGCCCGCTCCGAGCCGGGGCTCTCGCCCTCGCAGGTCAAGAGCCAGCTGCTGGCCTACGACCAGCGCTACGACCCGGCGGCGATCGCGATCGAGTCCAACGGGATCCAGGGGTACATCGTCGAGGACGCGATCGAATTCGATCCCCAGCTGGCTGCGAAGGTGACGGGGCTGGACACTGGGACCCAGAAGCACTCCTGGGAGAACGGCATCCCGCGGCTGCGGCGACTCGTCGACAACGGGATGCTGCACTTCTACCGCGATCACCGACCGACGGAGGACTTCATCACGGCGATGGAGTCGCTCGAACTCGACGACGGCCGCCTCGAGGGCCACACACCCGACCTGATCGCGGCGTGGTACATGGCGGAGAAGCTGCTCCGCCGGCTCGACGGCCGTGATGAGGGCGACGACGTCGATGACGAGGACGACACCAACGGAGTGAGCTACCTGTGACTGAGGAACCCAACGACGACAGCGGTGGCGAGGTCTCGCTGTCCATCTCGACGCTCGACGGCGGCAACACGTCGGCGATGGACAAGGCAAAGGAAACGACCCAGCTCGACGAGCGTCGCATCGCGACGGACGTCGGCAGAGGGATCGTCCCGCCGTACAACCCCGAGACGCTGGCGGCGTTTCAGGAGCTCAACGAGACCCACCAGGCCTGCCTGCGGATGAAGGCTCGCTACGAGGTGGGCTACGGCTTCGACATCGTCCCGCACCCGCAGGCTGACGAGCCGGACCCAGAGGGTGATGCCTACCAGGCCGTCGAGGACTTCTGGCGCGGCTCGGACTCACGCTGGCAGCTCGGGCCCGAGGGCACGGCGACGTCGACACCCGAGGAGGTGCTCGAGCTCTCCCGCCTGGACTACCACGGCGTCGGCTGGGCCGCCCTGGAGATCCTCGTCGAGGGCGACGGGACGCCGGTCGGGCTCGCGCACGTCCCGGCAACGACCGTCCGCGTGCGCAAGACCACGACCACCACCGAGACCGAGGACGGCGAGGAGGTCGAGGAGATCGAGAGTGGCCACGGCTACGTCCAGATCCGGCAGGGCCGGCGCCGGTACTTCGGCGAGGCCGGCGATCGCTACGGCGAGGATAAGCGCTTCGTCGACGCGAAGAACGGTGACGTAGCTGACTCCGCCGAGAAGCTGGACAACGAGCCGGCCAACGAGCTCATCTTCGTCCCGAACCCGACGCCGCTCAGCCTCTACTACGGGATCCCGGACTGGGTCGCGGCGATGCGGACGATGGCCGCTGACGAGGCCGCCCAGGAGTGGAACCACGACATCTTCGACAACCTGGGCATCCCCCACTACGCGGTCAAGGTCTACGGCGGCACGCTCACCGAGGACTCGAAGGACGAACTCCGGGAGCTCACGCAGAACCTGAAGGGCGAGCCCCACCGGACAGCCATCCTCGAGGTGGAGGACTTCGAGTTCGAGTCCGACAACCCGCTGCAGGAGGGCGACCCTAGCGACGTCGAGATCGAGTTCGAGCCGCTCGGGGCGACGGACTCCAACGACATGGAGTTCCACCAGTTCCGCGAGCGCAACGAGCACGAGATCGCCAAGGTCCACGAGGTGCCGCCGATCCTGATCAACGTGACGTCGACGTCCAACCGCTCGAACTCCGAGGCGCAGGTCCAGGAGTTCGCGGAGGGCGTGATCGCGCCGGAGCAGGCGAAGTTCGAGGCCCGCCTCTACAAGATCCTCCACCAGACCGCGCTCGGCGTCGACGACTGGACGATCAACTTCGAGCTCCGCGGTGCGGAGAACCCCAAGCAGGAAGCCAACCTATCCGAGAGCCGGGTTCGGGCGATGCGGCTCGCCGGCGTCGGTACCGTCAACGAGGCACGCGAGGAGCTTGGCCTCGAACCGTTCGACGAGGACGTCGGCAACATGACGCTCGCCGAGTTCGAGAGCGAGATGAACGACGACGCCGACGGTGACGGCGAGAGCGAAGCGGCGAAGTCCGCCCATGCGCCGCCGGAAGAGAACAAGGTCGGCGAGCGCGAGTGGTCGACCGTCCGGAGCCGCCTCGAGACCAAGAACGCCATCGAGCAGGCGCAGTTCAACAGCAGCAACCTCGAGGAGGGGCTGTACGATCTCGAGCAGCAGGAGCTCTACCTGAGCTTCAAGCGACCGGACGGCGCGAACTCCCTGTACGTCTACGTCGACGTCCCGCCGTCGATCTGGGCGTCGCTGAACAGTGCGGGGAGCCACGGCAGCTACCACTACAACCACATCCGGATGGAGTTCCCGTACATGGAGATCACGAACTTCCACGACCGACTACCGCAGGGACCGGCGCCGGACTCCGAGGACGTCCCGGAGGACATCCCCTCGATGTAGGCGACCCACGCGGTGCGATCTATCCCCGAGTGGACGGCGCGCGGTTCGACTCCGGGCCGGGGACCTTCGCCGGGGGCAGGGCGGCCCGGCACTCCGACGATGACTGATTCTTCAACCGACCGAGAGCGCGGCGAGAAGCGTGGCGTGGTGTCGACCGACGACGTCGACGCCGGCGACGCTGACGCCGACGCCAACGACGACGCGGAGGACTGACACATGACCGACCGAGGCGAACAGATCTCCAAGCGGGTCGACTACGTCGCGAAGGACGCCGGGGCCCAGACCGCAACGGGCGTCGTGATGGTCCCCTACACGGTCGACCACCACGGCGACTGGGAGCGCCCGGGGACGATCCGGGACTTCGCCGACCAGTTCGACGCGTTCGTCGACGCCGGCGAGGCCGACGGCGGCATCATGCACGCCGTCTGGCCGTCGGACTGGATGACCCTCGAACGCAACGAGGTGCTCGAGGAGGCCGAGACGATCGGCGGCAAGGAGGTGCCGGCCGAGGCGTGGGTCCAGACCTGGCAGTACAACGACGACGAGCTCTGGAGCCTCGTCGAGGACGACATCCTCGGCGGTCACTCGATCGGCGCCGATGCCGTCGACTGGGACTACAACGGCGAGGACCCCGAAGCGCTCCCCGAGGAGGTGGACATCCCCGACGAAGTGGACGTCGACGAGTACTTCGAGCTCGAGGATGGGATCGTCCGCGAGGTTTCCGCGGTGGACATCCCTGCAGTCACGGACGCCCAGATCCTCACGGCGTCGAAGGCCCGGGCGGCGACCGCACGGAAGCGGGTTGCCGACCACCTCGGCAACTACGACGCGTTCCTCGAGGAGATGCTCGAGCGCGGCCACGACGAGGCGGCCGCCGAGCGGGTGTGGGACGTGCTCGACCGTGCGGTCAACGTCGAGGGTGCCGGCGAGCCCGGTGCGAACAAGAGCCTCACGGACGCCGCCAGGGCGTTCGTGAACGAGCTCACTCGCGGCGCGCTCGGCTCGAACCAGTCTACTGGCCCGCAGGTACAGGCAGCCAAGGACGCCTCCGAGGGCGACACCTCGGACGATGGCGGCTCCGAAACGGAGGCCGCTGACGACACCACCATGAGTGACGACGAGCCCCCGGAGTGGGCTAAGGACCTGATCGAACAGACCAAGGAGAACGCTGAGCGGCTGGACGAGATCCAGTCCAGCGACGCAGAGAAGGACGACGATCCCCTCGAGGACGCCCCGGAGTGGGCGAAGGAGGTCGTCGAACAGACCGAGAAGAACGCCGAGCGGATCGACGAGATCTCGAAGCAGACTGGGGCGACGCAGTCCCAGCAGCTCGGCGGCGCGGAGCAGAGCGGTGGCGATGCCGGCATCGACAAGCGGGCGGCGTGGTTCACGCCGCAGAGCAAGCAGCACCTGCTGGCGGAGCAGTCTGGAGGTGACAACTGATGGCTACTCGAAACGGCGGCATGACCGGGGTGCGGAAGGACAATGAAGAGGCGCTGAAGGACGTCGCACCGGGCGACCTCTCCGGCGGCGTGATGCCGCGGGATCTCTTCGACGACTGGTACCAGCGGGTGCAGGACACTTCGCGCCTGCTGGACATGGTCCGGACGGAGGTCCTTCCGCGGCCCAAGATGGAGCTGGCCCGCATCGGCGTTGGCGATCGGATGCGTCGCGGCGCCGCCGTCGAGGAGGGGACCAGCAACGGCTCGGCAGCGGTCAACACTGACGGCATCGAGATGGACGCCGAGAAGGGCGTCCTCTCGTGGGACCTCCCCCGCGAGACCGTCGAGGACACCATCGGCCAGGTCGACGAGATCGTCCTGGACAAGATGGCCAACCAGTGGTCCATCGACACGCAGGACCTCGGGATCAACGGCGACTCAGGGAGTGCCGACGCCTTCCTCCAGCAGAACAACGGCTGGCTGAACATCCTCAACGGTCGCACCGACACCAACACCTACGACCACCAGGGCGGCGCGATCGACACGTCGCTGTTCCACGAGAGCCGCGCAGCGCTTCCGAACAAGTTCAAGCGCAGCGGCGAGGTGCAGGAGCCGGTGTACATGATGAACCTCTCGCACCTCGAGAACTACGAGTACGACCTCACCCAGCGTGAGGACCCGCTCGGCGCCGCCGTGCTGTTCTCGGAGGACGACATCACGCCGTTCAACTACGACGTCTACGGCTTCGCGGCCTGGCCTGAGGACACCGCGCTGCTAACCTACCCCGAGAACCTCATCTACGGGATCTGGCAGCAGACCGAGATCGAGGTGCTCGACGCGACCGACAAGACCGCGGAGAACGACCTCTTCGCGCGCTACTTCATGCGGACGCGTGACGACTTCCAGGTCGAGGACGAGGAGGGCGCCGTCCTGATTAACAACCTGCCGACCGCCTGAGGTGACTGACTGATGGCAGAACCCACAACCAACGCGGCCGTTCGGCGGGCCTTCGAGGGGCACCGGATCGTCCGGCGTGTCAGTTCGGACCCGGCGACAGCCGACCTCGAGGGCGGCGAGATCTGGTACCGAACGGATCTGGACGAGTACCGCGGGTACGAGGCCGGCACCGGCGTCGTGACCCTCAGCACCACCGCCGTCTGATCATGCCACGAGCACGCTACACGGCTGACGGCGGCACCTACCGCGTCGGCGGGATCAGCTTCGACCCCGGCGACGAGTACGAGGTTGATCACGAACTCGCCGACTACCTCAGTGATCACGACGACTTCGTCGTCAGCGTCGAGAAGGAAGCCTCTCCGGAGGAGGACGACGGAGACGCAGACGAGACGGACAGTGACGAGAACCAGGACGACGACGGCGACGAAGATGGCTTCGACGCCGAGGCGTTCGTCGATCGGACGCCGATGGACGATGTCGTCGACGACATCCACGCCGGCGAGGCCGACGAGCACCTCGACGAGCTCTCCGAACTCGACGACCTCCGCGTCGGTGTCCAGGACGCCATCGGCGAGCGCCGCGCGGAACTGGAGGGGTGACCCATGCCCTCGACAGAGGAGACGATCGACATCGAGACCAGCGGCAACGCCGTCGCGCTGCGGCTGCTCGGGGCGTCGATCGTCGACGTCCACATCCGCGGTGACGCGGCCGCCGACTACGTGGTCGACGTCCGCAAGAACGGCGGCTCGTGGATCCAGAACGTTCGAGCCGGGTACTCCGGCAGTGCCGACTACGACGACGTTCTCGAGACCGGTGCCGAAGAGCTCCGCGTCCGCTGTACGAGTGGTACCGGCGCCGCTGACCAGGCAACGATCACGCTGATGGGGAGCTGATCCGGCATGCCCGAGGGGTACTGCACGCTCGAGGACCTGAGAATCGCCCTGCAAGAGGCGGAGCTCCCTGGCGACCTCTCGCAGGACAAGCAGCTGGCCGTCCGCGCGATCGCGGCCCAGACCGAACCCCTGGAGAAGGAGCTCAAGCGGCACTGGTACGCCCCGAGCGGTGCCGACATCCTCGATGAGGCAACCGACATCGACATCCCGACCGGCCCAAAGACGCGCGACGACGAGGAGGACATCCCGACTGGGTCGGCGTTCCTCGTCGACGACGAGGGGCCGAAGCCAAAGACGTCCCAGGGCGACTACGCCAAGATCACGCTGGCGCGCCGTGACGCCGAGTCGATCGAGGCGCTGCACGTTCGGCAGGCGGACGGTACCTACGAGGACTGGGCAGCGTCGTCGGACTATTCCGAGGGGTCGTGGCCGCCGTCGGGCGAGGACTTCTACCTCCGCGTCAACAACGGGGGCTGGTCGCGGGTCTACCTGGACACGACGAACCTCCTCGAAGAAGACGAGGACGACGAGTACGTGCTGGACAGCTTCGCCAACGCGGTCTACCTCGAGTGGTCCTACGGACACGAAGGCATCCCCGACAACGTCCGGCGAGCAGTGGCGCTACGTGCTGCCGCGATGTTCGTCGACGAGGCTGCGATCCAGATCCCCGACAACGTCCGCGTGAGCAGCGTCGACGCACTGGCGGACAAGTTCGAGACTAGAGCCGACGAACTCCTGGAGGTCTACCGCTGATGGCCACGCTCGAGTCCGGGTTCGAGGGCAAACTCCGCGAGGCGCTGCTGGACGAGCTCCAGAAGCAGATGCTCGCCGACGACGGCCCGGTGTGGGGGGCTGTCGAGCGCTCCCACGAGGTCCTGATGGAGTACGGCCGCCGGCACGACTACGACGTCGGGCCCGTGATCGAGGCGCTCGCCGAACCAGCGATCCAGCGCCAGCCCGATCGGATCGTCGCGACCTGGGGCTGGTACCATCCGGCGGCGCCACACTTTGCCTGGGGGACTTCGGACCACACTGTCGACGGCGACCCTGTCCTCGCGTTCGTCTGGGAGGATGCGCCGCAGTCGGTCCACGAGAAGTGGCCCGACACCGACCGCGTCGACGGCGACCCGGTCGTGTTTCTCCCCGAGGCGGACGTCTCCGGGCTCCCTGAGTCGCGGTTCGTCCGCGAGGGGATCGACTGGCTCCGACGTGAGGTGACAGGATGACTGCCGAGGTCGACTGGGTGCTCGAGCAGTTCGAAAGCGTCGTCGACGCCCAGCCGGACAGCCACCCGCTCTACCGCGTCGATCGCGACCAGTCCCACGTCTACGAGACCGGGGAAGACCTCGACATGCAGACACCGATCCGGGAGCGGACGGGCGAACTGAAGAAGGCCAACTACGTCGGCGTCTCCCACGCCGATACGTCGACCAGCCCGATCGGCACGGAGTTCGACCTGGAGGTCGAGCGCATCGTCTCGGTGCGCGTCGAGGGGCTGCACCACAGCGAGTGGGGGCACGTCGATCCGGCTGGCTACGGCGGCGGCGGGTATGGCGCCGGCGGCTATGGTGTCAACCTGGGCGCTCGCTTCGACGACGCGACCGGCCTCGTGGCCGATCTGCAGGCCGCCCTCTGGACCGAGCGGCAGTGGCCCAACGTCCCGCGCGACGGGACGGAGTACACCCACCTGCTGGTGCGAGACTACGGCCCGCGACTCGACGAGTACGGCGACTACTACCGCTACGACTTCGAGGTGCTGTTCGACGGGTTCGAGGACCTACCGTAACGCGATTTTCCAACTTAACCATGTACGATACATCCACATACCGAGGTGAACAGGCATGACGGGCGCGGCGCCGGCGACCTGGCCTGGCTCCACGAGCCCGTCGACGACTACGCTGGGACGCCGAGCGACGCCGACTACAAGCCCGCCGGGAAGGACGTCACGATCGACAACCTCTCGATCGAGAACGCCCTCGAGCAGTTGCGGAACTTTAGCGCCGAGGCGGTCGACCAGGTGGCGACGACGTTCGAGGGCGCCATCAGCATCAGCGGCACGCTGACGCCGGGGACGATGTGGCTGCTCAACCACGTTTACGGCTCGCCGCCGTCGCAGTCCGGCTCGGGGCCCTACACCTACGAGTGGGCGCCGGACACGCAGCGCGCTCAGTCCGCCCGGTTCTACACCGGCCTGGACTACCTCTCGGGCTACGCCGAGCGAGCCCTCAAGGGCGTCGTCTTCCCGCAGTTCGAGATCACCAACCAGATCGGGGAGACGTCGACGTTCTCGGCGACGGCGTTCTACGCCGACGAGGAGTTCGCCTCGAGCGCGACGCCGGGCTCGGAACCGACAGTCGGCGACCCGTTCGTGTTCCACGGCGGCAACTTCAGCTACGGCGGCAGCTCCCTCGTGAAGATGCAGGAGGCGACGCTGTCGATCGAGACGAACGCCCGCCCGCAGCGTGGGTGGGAGCGCAAGCCCGTCGACGCCGTCCTGGGCGGCATCAACTACACACTCTCGCCGTCGAAGATCGTCACCACGACCGATCTGCTGACCGACGCCTACGGCAACAGTTCGGCGCCGGCGACGAGTCCCAACGCGCTCTCGTCGACGACGGCCACGCTAGATCTGAGCAACGACAGCGACGACCTGGCCCTCGACTGCGCGGGCGTCAAGACGGAGTCCTACGACTGGGAGAGCATCGGCAACCCCGACGAGGACAAGACCGAGGCGCCGGAGCTCAGCCCGACCGAGGTTCGGCCGGCGTTCACCACTGATCTCGCGGAGGCCCGCTGATGCCCGCGGACACCACCACCTACCGCGTCGACGAGCTCATCGACGAGCTGGACGAGCAACTCGACGCGATCGCCGACGAGGCCGCCAGCACCGACGATCCCGAGCAGCGCCAGGCGCTCGACCAGCAGGGGATGAACCTGGAGCAGCAGCTGACCGCGTTCGAGGAGTTGGCCGAGGAGCACGGTGAGCGTTCGGAGCTCACCATCGCCGAGTTCACCGCCGACGAGCGGATGCGCTTCGGCGACCTCCTCGAGGCCGCGCGTGAGCAGGCCGAGCAGCGTGCCGGGTTCGAGGCCGGCTCGAGCATGCGGGAGGTGTACTGGGTCGGCGCCGGCGTCGTCGACGCCCCATGGCTCGCCGGCGACGAGAACATGCAGGAGCGCATCGCGAAGACGCGCGCGGCGGCGGACTGGGACGTGATCCAGCACCTGCGGTCGAAGGTCACGGAGGCCAACACCAAGGGAAATCCGGAGCGGAAGAGCTACGCCGAGCGGCGCGCGGCGAGAGCGCAACAGAACGAGCCCAGCTGACGTTCATGATCATGCTCGTCGCTCGCGAGACTGGATCGGCACCAAGCGAGATCCGCGAGTCCTGGACCATGCAGGAGATCGAGGAGTTCGTGATTTGCCTGCCCGGCATCCGCCGGTTCGGCCACCCGCTGTTCGCCGCTAGAGGTGAACCCTGATGGAGTTCGACACTACAGCCCAATTCGACGCGATCGTCTCCGAGCGCTCGCTGTCGGACGCTCGCGACGACATCGAGTCCGAGCTGGGCGACGTCGAGGTGCAGGTGGCCGCCCAGGTCGACGGCGGCAGCAGCGGCGGCGGCAGTCGCTCGATGGTCGACGAGTTCGAGACCGAGCACCAGCTGAGCGAGCGGCGAAACGAACTCCTCGAGGACCTGCTCGACGCCCAGGAGCAGGACACCTACAACCGCGCTGCTCGCCTGGGTGGCGGCCTCGGCGGCGCCGCGCTCGCCGGCATGCTCGGCGTCGGCGCGATGGGGCTGTCCGCCCTCTCGCAGTTCGAGTGGCCCGAGATGCCACCGCTGAAGCCGCCAGACATCTCGCCCGTGCCCGTCGACGCGCCGTCGTCGATCCCGGTGGACGGCCCCGACTCGATCCCCGTCGACGCCCCCGAAGCCATCCCGGTGGACGTCCCCGAGCTCGACCCGCTCGAACTCGAGAAGCCCGACTGGATCCCGATCCCGATCGCCGGCCCAAGCTCTTCGCCCAGCGGTGACGGTACTGGCGACGGCACCGGGACTGGTGCGCCGGCGCCGACGCCAGACATCGACGAGATTCAGCAGCCCGGTCCTGGGCCTGGGGCTGCTCCAGCGCCGACGGGTAACCCGAACCCACAGCCCCAGCCGACCGGTGACGGCGACCTGCTTCCCGGGCTCAACGTTTCCCCTAGAGATGTGGCGATCGGAGCTGGAGGTGCGGCTGGGGCCGGGCTGCTGGCAAAAGCCATATCTGGCGCTGGCGATGCTGCTGGCGGCGCGGCGAGCTTCTTCGCCGGGCTCCCGGCCAACCTCGCTGCCCGCTCCGCCCGACGTTCTCAGGAGCGCCCGCGCGACCAGCAGACGTGGTTCGATCGACTCGTCGGCGACGCCCTCGAGGGGACCGGCCTCGGCGGGACGTCGACAGCGGCCGGCGCGGCAAGCGCTACCGGAGCGACTCAACTACTCACCCAGTCCGGCCAGCAACGCACTGACCCTGGTCGCGAGCGCTCTCAGCAGACGAAGATCGAGCACTCGCCGACGTACAACGTGCAGAGCCTTCGGGAGCTCGAGCGCCAGCAACGACAGGCGCGACGTGAGCTGGAGCAGCGGATCGACGATCTCCAGAACAGCCTGACCGGCGGCGTCAGGTAGCGTCCTTCGAGTGAGCTTCCTGGTACTGGATGAGTCGCGCTACTGCCCCAAACGCGAGGAACGACATGGCGAGGACCAGCATGTCCGGCTGGGTCAGCCCGAGATACATCCCGAGAACGGCGGCGCTGCCACCGAACACCCCCAGCCAGTTTCGCCGGGCGAACGCGACGACGTCCATGCGGCGACCAAGCACCCCCACCAGAATGAACCTTCCCCCATATGTCACTCCCAGCTGAAGACAAGTTCATCCGCCTGCGCATCACCGGTGATCCAGACGGGACCGGCACCCGCGAGGCGGTGTTCGAGTGGACGACCGGCGACGATCAGACGCCGTTTTCCATAACTGAGACCAAGCGCACCGAAACGCGCACCTTCGGCGGGACGCCGCTCACCTTGTTCAGCGATCTCACCGGCGTCGATCTGCCGACGGAGAACGCCGACGTCGCACTCGACTTCGGAAGCTCCACGTTCGCCCTCGAGCTCGGCGGCGTCGTCTACGCCGAGCAACAGCTGCCGGACGGCTCGGAGTGCCGGTGGGGAGACGGCGACGGCGGCTCGGGCACGCTCACCAAGACCGACGCCCAGGGCTGCCTGCCGGCGTACAAGTCGACCGTCCTCAGCTACTGGCTGCGAAACACGCGGCAGTCCTCCGTGGGGGACCCGCTGGACGAGTCCGACGCCGGCGAGCCGGCCACGCTCGAGACGCTGCAGTACCGCCCCGACGGCGTGTTCGACCCGATCGACGTCATCCTCGAGTCGCCGTCGATGAGCTACTCCTCGGGCACGCCCACGGTCGCCGACATCCAGCTGACCGCCGTCGAGGTGGCGAGCCTCGACCAGGCGCTGGACGCCCTCGCCAACGACGGTCGATAGCCCATGATCAGACGCCTCTACCGCACGCCCATCCCCGAGGGATCGTTCCGCAGCACTGGCGAGACCGCGCGCTCGGAGCTCGCGAAGCTGTCGGCGCTGACCGGCAGCGGCAGTGTCGAGAACACCGGAACCTCGCCGGGCGAGCTCACGCTCCAGGTGCAGTACCGCGGCCAGTACGCCGGCCGCCTCGCCCTCGAGCTGGCGGAGCTCCTCCACAGCGATGCGTTCACCGCCCTCCCCTACGCGCCCGAAAGCGGCAGCGCCGAGGACGACGGCTACTACAGCGCCGAGTCCGTCTCGCCCGGCCGGATCAGGCCCCAGACCGACCGGGCCGTCAACGTCGACGCAACGCTGGCCCGCGACGGAACGCCTGGGGACAGCATCCAGGGCGTCGCAACGAGTCAGGCGCAGGTCGCAAACGACTTCGGCAGTGATCAGACCACCCACATCGGGATTCCCGCGTCGGCGTCGATGGTGCGGTGGTGGGACGGCACCGCCGGCATCGAGTGGCCGGCGCCGATCGACACCCACACTGCGGAGTTCGGCACTCTCGAGATCTACGACGTCGACGCCAGCAGCTTCAGCGACCCGACGCTACTGTACAAGCCAGCCAGCCTCGACGCGATCGGCGACGTCGACGTCGGCGTCTGGGACACCTACGGCGCCAGCTCGAAGACGGACAGTAACGGCGTCGTCCAGTGGCAGCGCGTGTTCTCACCCCAGCACGACCCCCGCGGTGCGATCGTCCTCGAGAACGGCATCCTCCGCCTGACGCTCAACGACGTCGACGAGACGCTCACCGCGGAGTTCTGGACCGGCTACGGCGGTGGCGGGTACGGCGACGGGGACTACGGCGAGTCGACGTGGGACACCATCGACCTCCCGGCGTCAAACTGGGCGCCCGTCGACGTCGACGTCCGCCACATCTCGCCGGCTCGCCTCGAGGCGCGGATCCTCTGGAGTGACGGCAGCCAGCGCTATCCGCTGGACGCGATCCTCACCCGCGGCGCCGACAAGGTGCTGTTCGCCCGAACACCCAACGCGACGAGTGCGACGCCGTCGACGCTCGTCGACTACCTTGACCAGATCGCGAGCACGACGATCTACGACGCCGGCGAGCGCCAGACGCTGGTCGCTCGCGACGAGGTGAGCCAGTAATGTTGCATGCCCATACCTTCATGGTTGAAGGCATGTTCGGGATTGGACATGGGCCTCACACGACGGGTCTTACTCGCGGCGGCGTCGGCGATCACGACCGGCGACGCCGAGGCTGCGACGACGACCGAGACGCAGTCGGGATTCGGGTACGGCGAGGGTGCCTACGGGGAGGCCGGCTACGGCGGGATGCCCGCCGACTGCTTCATCGCGACGGCCGCCTGCGGCACCGACGGCCACGACGACGTGGTCGCCCTGCGACGGTTTCGCGACGACGTCCTCCTCCAGTCCCGCCCTGGCCATCTGGCCGTGCAGACCTACTACACACTGTCCCCGCCGATCGCCCGCTGGATCAGCCGGTCCCCCCGCCGGCGGGCTGCCGTCCGCCGCCTGCTCGTAACGCCCGCCAGCCGACTCACCACCGCCGCAACCGATGACTGACGAACACTACAACCAGCCCGCACAGGGTACCGAGAACTGGGACGACCCGCTCAACGAGAACTTCAGCGACCTCGGCGTCGAGGTCGCGAACGAAGTGGCCACCTGGAGCGACCTGCCCGCGACGACGGAGGTCAGCCAGAGCTCCGACGGCCAGTGGCCCGTCTACCGCGTCGAAGCTGACGACGTCTTCGTGCGCGTCACCGACAGCGCACAGGAGATCGTCGGCGGCCTCGGCAGCACGGATCACAAGCTGCCCGAGCAGCACGTCGAGAAGCTAAGTGCAGATGAAACACAAAGCGCGACCCCTGTCGAACCTGATTACGAGCAGGGGAGCCGTCATACCCAGCTCGGTGCCCATGCGAATCCTGTCTCGCCTAATATCCACTACCACGGGGCACAGTCGCGTGGTAACTTCCGCGTCCGATTCCAGAACGGGGACACGCTCGTTGCTAACCAAGCCAACAGTCCGTTTACGGTGTATCGGTCTACAGACCGAGGGGATACTTGGACGCAGAAGGGAGACCTCAACAGTAGGCCAAATGATGCGCTCGTCGAACTAAGTACCGGCACACTCATCGCTGTCTTAGATGACCAGACAGTTCAGCGGTCGACGGACGGCGGGAGCACTTGGACGCAGGTCGACACGCTCAACCAGAGCGACGGGCAAGTGCGCCCCAACGGCATCACCGAAACGCCGAACGGAACGGTCCTGTACGGCGAATACGGAAACACCAGTGGGGACACGTACCGCATCCGACGCTCCGCCGACGACGGCCAGACGTGGACCACCGTCCGTTCCGAGTCTATCTCTGGCGGTTCTGCACAGTTCCACTCGGTGATGGTTGACCCCCACGACACGGGCAAAATCGTTGCGTTCGTAGACGAGGTTTACCGGACACTCCTCTCCACCGACGACGGTCAGACGTGGACTGAGTTATGGGCGGACGACCGCGCCAAGCCGCTCAATTATATGTTCTTCGAGAACTCGATTGGGTGGGCGCAAGACCGCGGGACGAATAACGGCTGGGTACGCCGCCTGAGCCGTTCGGACTTTTACAACGGCAATCTTGGTCAACTGGAGCATATCGCCCGACCGACGAAGGATGTGGCACCGTACGAGGCGTGGCGAGTTGACCACGATATGTGGCTGCTCAGTTATGCCGCAGGGGACCGAAACAACGACGATTCATCGGAGCCAGTCGCACCGATGTTCTGGGCTGTCTGGGAGGATGGCCGCAGAGCCGCACCGTTGGGGCTGTTTTCACCAGCAGACCAAAAACTGGGCGTGCCGTCAGGCAAGGTCGAGGTACCGACACAGAAGTTTGACAGCCACGCAAACAGCCGGACGTATCTGAGCGTCGATGACTCTCAGTGGTCGCGTTCCAGCGTCCCAATCACAGTGACGCTTGGCGGTGGGGTTGGCAATCAAATGACCAATTCGCTCATGGACGCGATAATTCCCTACGAGGGGCGTGTCCAAGGTGCTGACTCTGGTGGTAGCGTACACAACATATTACGATGGGCGCAGAACCTCGTTCTCAGGAATCCACAAGCGCCGAACACGCCCGAAATACTCCTTCGTGATGATGATGAAATCTGGTTCCGACGAGACGGGTCCATTACAATGGTGTACGATGATGTCTGGCTGAATCTATACGGGAACGGTGTGAAGGACATCAGAAAAGGCGGTTCGTCAGCCCCCGGCCTCCGCTTCCTTGATGGTGCGGGTTTCTTCGTTGATAACAACGGGGAAATAGTCGCCCGCGACGAGGCAGGCAATGAAACCATCATTACGTGAACTTCGTGATAACGAACGTCGCTGTCTATTAGTCACTTCTGAAACCCACCTACCGCCCGTTGTCTTCCTGAGGGGCTGAAAGAAAGGTTGCGAAAAAAGAGGGCGTCGGCGCCGATCTACAGCCGGCGGATCGCCTTCTCGGTTCGCTTGCCTGACTCCGCGAGGTAGTTCTCGGCCGTCTGGTAGCTGGCCCAGCCCATCATGCTCTTCAGCGAGACGATGTCGATCTGCTTGGCCGCCCAGTGGCTCGCGCAGGTCGCCCGCAGCGCGTGCGGGTACGTCGAATCAGGGTCGACCTCCACGTCGGCAGCCTCGGCGGCTCGAGTGACGCGCCGGTTCACGACGCCCCTCGACGCTTCGAACTCGTCGAAGCGGTCGAAGTAGCGCTCGAGGACGATGCGAGCTCGCGTCGACGCCTCGAGCGGGATCTCCCGGGCCGCCGCCTCGGTCTTCGGCGACCACATCATCCGCTCGGCCTCGTCGATGCCGAGGCCGGGGTTGTGCTCGACCATCTGCTCGGCGGCGCCGCGGCAGTGGCCACAGATCCCGCCGTCACGGCCGTCAGTGCAGGACTCGTGCCGCGGGATCACGATCATGCCGCGGTGCCAGTCGATCCAGTCCTCCGTGAGGTGGGCGATCTCGCCGGCGCGCATCCCGAGGCGACCGGCGAGGAAGATGACCAGGCGCGACTCCAGCTCGAAGTAGTCGCCGTCGAGCCGGTGCGTCCCCTCGACCAGAAGTTCGAACTCGCGGTCGTTCAGGGCGTCCTCCTTGCTGTGCCGAGTGTCGTCGCTGTCGGCACGGTACATCCCGCCCTTCGGGGTCGGGGCGTCGACGCTCATCGGCGCCCCTCCGTCGACGGCGCCGTAGCTGTGGGACTATGCTTATCCGTACCGCTGTCGAACGTCCGAGTGCTTCGTTCCATGGCTGGGGCGAAGCAGCGGTCCGTGTCTCCGCACGGGCCGTTTCTGACGAGGACATCCTCGCCAGCCACGGCGTTACCCTGCTTCTTCTCAGGCGAGGCGACGCTCGAGTAAAAGCCTGTTCCCGATCCATGCTCAGCCACATCCACACCGACCGTACCGTCCTGCCGAGTGACGACGATCGCGACCAGCACGAGGTGGCGCAGTGACCTATCTCGTCGAGTCCTTCGAGGACCAGGACCTGTCGGCGTACAGTGGCGACACCGGCGCCGGCTCGATCGTACAGGGTGGCGTCGACGGCAGTTACTGTCTCAGTCTCACCGACGACACGACTGGGACTGTGGAGGTCATCGCCGACCCGTCGCAGTTCGCCAGCGCGCCGACGCGTGGCGACGACTTCGACGTGTTCGTCGGCAACACTGGCCACGACATCCGGGTGACGTTCTTCCGCGAGGACGCCAACAACTTCTTCGAGGTCGCGTGGAACGAGACCTGGGGGCGGTACGAACTGGACGTCGTCGACGGCGGGTCACGCACTAACCGCGTCGACGAGATCGGATCCTCAACTGGTCCGGGATCGTTCTCGCGATGGGCGATCACCTCGAGCTCGTCGTCGGTCTCGATCGAGATCTTCGACGATACCGGCACCAGTCTGGGCACGCTGTCGACGTCGAACTACAGCATCACTGGCGCCGGATGGAGCTTCATCACGAGCGGCGACTCGGGGTCCGGTTTTCTCAACGGTGGCGAGTTCGACTACCTCCACCACTCCGACGCGCCAGCAGTCCCTGACACGCCGACGGTCACGAGCCACACCGACACGTCGGTCACGATCGACTGGCCGAGTGTCAAGACTGCCGACTCCTACAACGTCGAACGCAGCGAGTCCGCGAGCGGGCCGTGGTCGGTCGTTGGCCAGCCAACCGGTAGCGGCTACCAGGACACGGGCCTAGAGAACGGCGAGGGGTATCACTACCGCGTCACGGCGGAGAACCCCAACGGCAGCTCCTCGGCGTCGGGGAGCGTCAGCCAGACCACGGACCTGCCAGCGGCGACGGTCGACTCGGTCAGTCGCACCGCCAGCAACGAGCTCACCGTCCAGTGGTCCCGCAACGACGACAACGCCGAGGGCGAGTGGGAGATCTACCGCTCGACCGCCAGTGGCCAGCTGGGGACGCTCGTCGCCGATGGTCTGGCGCTGTCCTCGCGAGAGTACACCGCGGCCGGCCCGGACGATGGTGAGCGCTACTACCTAACGGTCCGGCGGGTGACACCCGATGCGACCGCCGACGCCCAGGGCTCGGCTGTCACCGAGCTGCCCGCGCCGACGGGCGTGACCGTCGACGGCGTCACTGGTGACCAGATCTCCCTCAGTTGGACGGATAACGCCAACAACGGCGACTACCGCGTCCTCGTCTCTCGCGACGGTGGGTCGACGTGGACCACCGACGGGGACAATCTCGGCACCAACGCGACCAGCTACACGACGACGAACCTCCTCGACGGCGAGCAGTACACGCTGGCGGTCGAGGTCACCACCGAGCACACGGACAGTCGGAGCGGCACCGTCGACGCCACAACCGAGCTCCCCGACGAGGACCAGCCCGTCCTGGGGAACGGTGTCGAGGACGAGGTCGCCGTCGATCGCGAAACAGCGGTCAGCGACTACGGCGACGTCCGCCTGCAGATCCGGGAAACGGGTACGTCGTCGTGGGACTCGACCGCCACCGGCTTCGCCGAGCACCTGCTCGATCATGCGACGCTCTCGGACCAGTTCGCCAGTCGCGAAGACGGCGAGGAGTACGAGGTCCGCTGTCGGACTGAGACCGAGCACGTCACTGGCTCCTGGACGGATCCCGTCGCGATCGTCACGAAGTTCCCTGGCGCCGACAACCTGCGCGTCGACACGGCCGCGGAGACGTCGGTGGCGTTCCTGTGGGACGACAACGCCGACAACGAGGACGGCTTCCGCATCCAGCGTCGGGAACTGTTCCGCGATGGACCAGGCCGGTGGCAGGAGCTGGCTGATCTCGCCCCCAACACCACGAGCTACACTGACGATGCGGCTCTGCCGAACACCAGCTACGAGTACCGCGTCGAGGCCTACACTGACGACACGCAGGCGCTGTCACCGACGCTCGAGGTCACGACCGCCGACGACGGCGTGCCGACCGACGGCATCCCCGCTGAGGGGTGGCACGTCGTCGTCGAGACCGCTGCCGGGGCGCAGGTGGCGCCGACGATCGTGGGCGAGCCGGTTCATCGCCCCCGGCTCAATGATCTCCCGACGGTCGAGATTCCCGTGCCCGACGCAGCGCGGTGGGGTGACTCGGCGGAGTGGGAGCGCCAACCCATGCGGGTCTACTACGACGGCGAGCGCCTGCCGATCGAGCAGGTCCAGCGCGTCCGCCAAGAGCCCGGTCAGGCCATGCTGGTCGGCGTCGGTGGCGTGGCGCTGCGAGAGCGCGTGGCCGTCGACGTGATCGAACAGGACGCACACCTGACCGCCGAGGGGCTCATCCAGGACACACCCTACGCAGCACACGTCGACGACCCCGCGGCGACGACGACAGCCGATCTGCTCCAGCAGAGTGCCGACTCCGAGAGTGAGTGGGACGACCGCTTGGCGACGGCAGTCACCGCAGATGGGCTTTACGAGACCACCAGCACGGGGCAGCTTCAGACCCGCCAGACGGCATACCTCGGCGAGGCTGAAGACGGGTCCTATCAGAACGGCGACCGCGTGATCGACCAGAACTCGGACAAGTGGTCGGCCAACGAGATCATCGCGTTCGACGGCGCCGGGGCCGCAACGTACCACCAGACCGATGTGACGACGGATCACGACATCCCGGCCGACCAGGTCGGCATCGCAGTCCGGTCGCAGGTTCCGAACGACGGCCATCCGGGATTCACACTGACGATCGACGGCGTCCTCGTCGAGAACGTCTCCGCGGATGCGTTCACCGGCAGCGAGACCGAGCCCGACTGGTTCGACGCCAGCGTGACTGGCGACCTTTCGGGGCCGCTGTCGGCTGGCTCCCACACTATCGAGGTGGACTTCGACGACCCCAGTGACGCCAGCAACCCCAGCTTCTACCTTGATTGTGTCCTGCTCTACGACGTCCGCGCCGATCCGGGGCTGGGCAACTCGGTCATCGACGGGGTGCTCCAGAATGTCCATGAGTACCCCAGCGCCGTCCCGATCCAGACCGCCGACGCCCAGTCCGTCCGCCAGGTCGTCGGCGGCCGCCTCGAGGCCGACATCAACGACACCTCCGGCGCACAGGCCGTCGCGATCAGCAACGACTCCGGGGCGACCTGGATCGAGGCCGCAAACAGCAGCACGGTCGAGGGGGCGTTCGCCGATGGGTCGACGTCCATCCGCGCGCGGTTCACCCTCGGCGGCTACGATGCCGACCCGTCGACGTCTCCGGCCGGGCGGACGGCACCGCAGGCGGTCGACCTCTACAGCCTCTATGCAGACCTCGAGGACACGCCGCTACTCGCGAATCGCTCCTGGGACCAGACGCTACTGACCGTCCTGCAGGACATCGCCAGCTACGGCAACTTCATCTTCGAGGTAGTCTGGGACGAGTCGGCGGGGTCGATCGCCGTCGAGTGGACCCAGGCCGGCCAGCGAACGGCGACGGTCGACCCGTCGCTGGTGGACTACCAGGTCGAGACGGACTACAGCAGGATCCACCGCCGCGCCGTGATCTACGGCACGGGCGTCCCGGAGGCGTCGACGATCACCGCCCAGCACGACACCTGGGTCGGCCTCGAGCACGACTGGCTGCACGAGACCGGCGAGGTGGTCGAGAGCGTCGCCGACGGCACCACCTACGAACGGTCGGTCGACTACGAGCTCCGGCCGAACGAGGGCGAGCTCAAGGCGCTCTCGACGGGCAACATCGCCGACGGTGCGGAGCTCCGCGTCAGCTACGACAAGCGCATCCGCGGCACGTTCGAGAGCGGGGACTACGTCGGCGAGTACGAGACCTTCGTCGACGACGTCCCCGCGATCACGACGACGCGCAACGCCGATGCCGCGGCGCTGGCGATCGTCCAGGAGGCGAGCGATCCGCTCGTGACTGCAAGCGTGACGATCGACCGCGAGCCAGGCGTCTCGCTGGTCGAGGCGATCGACCTCGAGCAGCTGCCCGTCGACGAACCGCTCGAGGTGTGGTCCGTGGACAACCAACCCGGCCGGGTGACGATGCAGCTCGGCTCGCGCGAAGAGGTCAGCGAGACCGTCTCCCGGATCCAGGAGCGGCTGGGTGCAACGTCGCGGAAGGTCTGAGCAGGTTCCACCACTATGATCGACACCCCCATTTCGGTAGTCGCACCGCTCGTCGCAACCGCCGCGCTGCTCGGCGTCGCGTGGGCGCTCCGACAGCCGCGCTCGGGCCGCCTGCTTGGGCCCGCGGCGGACTTCTGGGAGTACGGCCGGCGGCTCCTGCTGCCGCTGCTGGACCGCCTGCTGCGCCGACACGCGCCCGGCCAGCACTACGCGGCCTACCAGCTCTCCCTTGACGAGGTCGTCGGGACGATCGACGCCACGCCCGAAGCGGTCGAGCAGCTTCTTTGGGAGAGCGGAGCGAAACGGATGCCGCTCGCGGCGCTGAAGACCCTCCCCGACGGCCGCGTCGAGCGTGGATCCTGGGCCTACCGCGACTCGCTGCTTGCCTCGAAGCAGATTCACGTGATGCTGTTCTCGGCTGGCGAGGGGCGGACGCTTGTCGCGGCGCACGAGGAGGCCAACGCACTCAACCCAGCGGTCGCGATGGATCACTACCGGGGCCGCGGATACGACGTCCCCGCCGGCGAGCGCGCTGTTCGCGAGCGCCTCGACGAGGGCGTGTGGGCAGAAGAGTAGTCAGTCGTCGACGTCGATCTCGTACACTGGCGCGTCGTTGCTGGCGGCGATCGACTCAGCGTCGGTGTCACTCCCATGCAGCCGCACTGCCGCGGAATCGTGTTCGTTCCGCGCGAGCACGTACTGCTTCTCGCCGACGTGGACGATCGCGTCGACCTCCGCGGGTTCTCCGTGGAGGTGGAACTCCCCGTTCTCACTCATCGTCGGCCCCCTCCAGGAGCTCGTCCCGTGCCTGCTGGAGTTCCTGGACGTCGTACTTCTCGCTGGCGCCCTGATCGCCGTGTCCCTCCTTCGCGAGTTCTCGGAACGCGCCGCGGATCACCGGCTCCGGCGCGTCCGGTGAGACACCCAGGATCTCGTGCGGTTCGCGATCGAGGCCGTCATCTGCGGCGCCGGCGACGATCGGCTCCTCGCCCTCGCCCGGCGGGAGCTGCGCGGCGGCGAACTCGTCCTGCCCGGTCACGACGGGGCGATCGCCGCGCTTGCGCGTCTCCTTGATCCAGAGGTAGGCCGACCGCAGGTTCGCAGTCTTGCTCTCGTAGGCGTCGCATGCCACCGCGTGATCGACGCCGTCGGCCGTCCAGCGGACGACGACGCCCGGATCACCGCCCGAACCAGTCACATCGTCGAGGCGCCAGTGGTCGACGTCCATGCGCTCCATCTCTTTCTTCAGGTCGCGTTTGGACTTCCGGAACCCGGTGGAGAACTTCGAGGCGGTGTCGCGCTCGCCGGGCGACGTGCGTTCGAACCCATCCGGCCAGTCGACCTCGTAGGCGCTCTTAGCCATCTCGCTCCACCCCCAGCGCGGCAGCCAGCTCGTCGAGCGCCTCGTCGATCGCCTCCTGGTCGACGCGATCGCGGGCCTCGAGGAGCTCCCGGAACGCCTCGCGAGCTGCGGTGGCGTCGACGCCGCCGACCACGCCGATCTCTTCTCGCCCGCGGTCCGTGATCTCGTAGAGCCCCCGCGTCACTTGACGCACGTAGCCCGCCCGCCCGAGTCGGGTCAGCACCGTGTTGGTGTCGCCCTTGTCGAGTCCGGTCTCGTTTCGGATCAGGTAGGGGTTGGCGCGGCCGTCCGCGAGGACCTCGAGCACCTCCCGGTCGCGGTCGTCCAGTTCGTCCATATCCTCCGTTGCAAGGCTCATGCCTTAACGCCTGATACTCTACGTAGTTACTTAGAACTTCTCCCACACTTACGGAGTAAGAACTAAGTAAGTAGGGCTTGTAGGTGTAACTGAGCACGGGACGTGGCCGCTGAGAAGTGGCCCGGGGCGCTGGCACGCCCCTGACCGTGCTGTCAGAAACAGCATGACCGACAACGAACGCGACACCCAAGACGGTATCGACCTGCCGAGTAGCGCCTACGAACTGGGCGTCGACGCGACCGGCGCGACGCACTATCACTCTGCCATGGCCCACAAGGTGTGGGTTGTCGAGAACGACGAGATCTCGATCAGCTTCGACGTCGACGACATCCAGGACTACCGCGCCCATGTCGCCGACACCCGCGGCTGGGACGAGATCCACCTCAGCGACAAGGGCGCCGCCGGTACGCTCGTCGACCTCGTCGAGGAGGCGATCGAGGGCGGCCGCAACGGGGTGAGCGCCTGATGCCGCCGACGATCACCATGAGCGACGGCACTGAACTCAGCCCGAGCGATCTCGACGACACGCTGCTGCGCGCGCTGCGCGAGCCCATGTTCGTCTGTGTCGCCCACCCAGACGCTCGGGGTGAACACGAGGTCGTCGTCTACAACGAGGACCGGGAGTACTGCGTCAACGTCGACGTGGGCCACTGCACCTGCCCGGCCCAGCAGTACCACCACGGCCCCAACGAGCCGTGCAAGCACCGGATCCGTGCTCAGTTGGCGCTCGGCGAGCGCGAGGTGCCCGAGTGGGTCCAGCTCGAGGCCGTCGACATCTCGCTCCGGAAGCGCCTCGCCGAGATGGAGGTAGACCGATGACGGCGCTCGGAGCTGGCGAGTCGGTGGACATGGAGACCCGCGTCGACGGCGGTCCGACGATCACGCGGGACACGCTCGTCGACGACGCCTACGCGGTCAGCGGAGCGGGCGGCGAACTGAGTCGCGACGAGATCCGCCGGCTGGCCGAGCTGGCTGGCCTGGAGGTGGACGATGCCTGAGCGCCTCCCGTTCGACGAGTATCACGACGCTCGTCGGAAGCACGAGCGGCTCGCCGAGGCCCGTGCAGTCGCCGGTCCCGAGCCAGCAACCGATATGGAGGGCCGTCGATGAGCATCGCTGCTCGATCGCTCCGGTGGCTTGGCGGCAAGGCCGAGGTCCGTCGCGACGGCTCGAGTGTGATCCAACCGCGCTACTGGCTGCACAAGGTGATCGGTGCGAAGCTGCACTGGCTGGCCGACCGGCTGGAGGGCGACGATGTCTGAGGAGGACGTCTACCAGGAGGCGATCGAGACCTGGGGCGAGGACGTCCAGGTGCAGATCGCGATCGAGGAGGTGAACGAACTCGGCGCGGAGCTCTCGCGCCACCTGCGCGGCCGGGGGAACTCCGCCGCGATCTGCGAGGAGATCGCCGACGTCGAGATCATGCTCGAGCAGCTCCGGCACGTGTTCGGAGACAGCCCGGTCGACACCGCGAAGGACGCCAAGCTTGGCCGCCTCCGTGACAGGATGGAGGCCGACGATGAGTGACGAGACGGCGGTGGAGGTTCCCAAGGAGGTGCTGGAGGAGCTGGTCGAAGCGTCCTCGGCGCTCCTCGAGGCCAGGCAGCCGGACGAATACGGGCGGACCGAGGAGGAATCCCGCGCCAACCTACGGGATCTCGCGAGCGCGAAGGACGACGCCGAAGCAGCACTGGCGGAGGTAACCGACGATGAGTGAGCTCCTCCGCGTCCTCGCCGAAGAGGACGTCGACGACGAGGCGCTCCAGGAGGCCGCCGCTGCTGCCCACGCCGTCCTCGAGACCCGAGACATCGGCGTCGAGGGCGTGGCGCCGGTGCTACACGAGGACGCGCGAGACGCTGGCCAGCGGGCGATCGACGAGGCGGTCGACGGTCGCGACGCCCCGCGACTGACGCTCGTGCTGTCACCACCGACCGGCACCAGTCGGCGGCTGCGGATCCGCCCGCATCCCGATCCGGGACTCCCGGCGCTACTCCGCGAGGACGAGCAGGACGGCTGCTCGTGGCGGACGCAGGGGTCCGAGGCGCTCGAGGGGGTCGAAATCGACGGCGACGTCTGGCACGAGGCAGATGCCGACGGTGTCGAGCCGGAGGTGGGGCCATGAGTCGGCGCTCCTTCGCCGATCCGAGCACCGAGTTCGAGCTCGTCGCGTCGCGCACACCGATCTCCGAGGACGGCTACAAGATGGGCGAGCCGAAGCTCGTCCGCTGTAGCGAGTGTGGCGCCGACGTGTTGCTGACCGAGGATCCCTCGCCAGGCATCGACGAACTGAGCCACTCGCCTGGCTGCAGCCAGCGGTTCGTGCGCTCGCGCTGGTGGCAACAGCAGTTCCGCAGCGACTGAGCGCACGTCCTTCTGCAGTCCTTAACCAACAATCCAGCCAGTTGCAACGCTGGTGTTGGTTAAGCCTCTCCGGCACTGCGCACCTGTTATAAAACTCCGGGGAGGGGTGTTGCGTTTGCAACCCCCCTTCTCGGACTTATACGGTGCACCGCCCCGTCGGTGAGGGTATGCGTGGCCCGGCACCGTCCGGAAGTCCGATCGGAACCGGCAGATTCCACAGCTGGCGGGAGGTTTATCAGCGATCGGAACCGGTCGGAACCAACCGGAATACCGCTTTTACGGTGTGGTGTGTCGGGTCACGTATGCGCCGCGCTGTCCCCGTCGACGATCGACGCTCGGCAGCCGCGGCGCTGCCCGGTGGGCGAGTCAGTCAGAAGCGGAGATCACTCGGCGTCGTCGGCGGGCTCGAGCTCGGAGGCGTCGAGCTCCTCGTCGAGGTAGGCCTCGCCGGCGTCGGTGATGCCGAAGAGGCCGTGGTGGACCTTTTCGAGCAGACCGTACTTAGCCAGCTTCGCACACCGTTCGCTGGTGTACTGGCGAGTGGGACCGCCGAAGTCGGAGATCGCCTTCGGCGTGAGGTTGCCACGGTCCCGGATCAGTTCGAGGATCCGGTCGTCGGCCGGAGTCATCCACTCCGCTGGCTGACGCATCGTAGTCGTGTCTGCTGTTGCGGTGCTCATAGGCCCACCGATAAGGGAGTGTACAGCACCCGAGTTAATCAGTCCTTCCCCATAGAGAAAGCAGAGATTAACAACTGTCAGTAAGCTATTTAGGGGAGGCAGGTATAGACGAAGGTGACCCACCAAAATGCCGACGCGTTGCAGCGCGTCGGCGGTGGGTCGGCCCCTACCCTGGGGCTCAACGCAAGCAACCCGGAGCCGACCCATGTCCGAATCAGACACGCGGGGTAATCAGCGTAACCCCACAGACCGCGGTAGTAGTACCGAGAGCGACACCAATCGTAATGCAGCGCCTACCGGAACCCACGCGACGGATCTGACTGCGTTCCAGCGGGACATCCTCGCGATCCTCGCTGAGGAGGCACGCTACGGCCTCGCGATCAAGGAGGCCCTCCAGGAGTACATGGACGAGGAGGTCAACCACGGCCGCCTCTATCCGAACCTCGATGAGCTCGTCGACGACGGGCTGGTCGAGAAGAGCGAACTCGACAAGCGGACGAATCTCTACGAACTCACCACCGACGGGGCGCACGTTCTGCGGAATCACGTCCAGTGGCTCGGCCGCGCGTTCGACGGAGGTGACGCCTGATGGAGCACGTCGACGACGCTCACTCGTCAGTCCAGAACGCGCTGCAGGCCGTCGCCAGTCTCGAACTCGGCTCTCTCAACGAGACCGAGCGCGAGCACGCCGGCGCCGCGATTCTGCACCTCCGCGATCTCGACGAGGCGCTGGCCCAACGGTCGGCGATCGACGCCGAGCAGCTCGGGATGGGGGTGCCTGGTAACCGTCGCGAGCTCGAGACCGGACCCCACGAGCACGAGGTGGAGGCCGATGCCTGAGCAGGTCAGCAAACTGTTCGCCCGGCTGGCCGGGCTCGCCGACGCCGAAGGCGCCGTCCCTGAAGATGGGTCGGGCATCGACGGCGTCTGGATAACGATCGTCCCTGCAATAGACCGCGATCGCGACTGGACGGTCGCGATGAACGCCGACACCGAAGAGCGCCACAACGCCGAGGACGTCCCCGCCGAGGGAGACCGCACCTCGCTCCAGCCGGGGACTGCGATGGTGTGGCTCGGCGAATGGCCCGCCGGCGTACTGAACCCGCACGGCGGCCAGATCGTCGTCGAACAGGCCGATGCGGGGCCGCAGAGTCTCGAGGACGAATTGATCGCCGACGTTGACGCGCGGATCGAGGAGGTGGGCGCCTGATGCGCTGCCCCGACTGCTACGGCCGGACATCGACGCCGGGGCGCTGTCCGAACTGCCGTGCCGAGCACAACGCCCAGGCCGTCGATCACGACCACGACGCCGATCCCACCTGCGCAGGCTGTGGCGAGTTCGCCCCCAACGGTGGCTACTCCGACGCCCGCCCAGGCATGTGGTTCTGCAGCGGTTGTTCGGGCCTCGAGCTCCGCCAGTCCCAGCGCGCTGCCGTCGCCGCGGAGACGCCCGACGCCCTCAACGGCGCCGTTCGCTGGGCCGTCAGCAACGGCGCCGACGACTACCCGGACACCGATCCGGGCGCGCTCGAGGCGGGGTTTGAGACGGCGTCGACGCGCGTCGCGGCCGACGGTGGCCAGCAGCTCTGCGGCCACTGTGAGGAGCCGCTCGACCGTAAGGCCGACGACCCGCCGCTGACGTTCGAGGGCGAGGACGTCCACTGGGACTGCCTCGACGAGGCGATGGAGGCGGCAGACGATGCGGATTGGGACACCGACGCCGAGGTCGCTGCTGACGGAGGTGAGGCCTGATGCACGCCGCCAGCCTGTTCCTTACCCTCAACGAGGCACGCGACCCGACGATCGAGTCGAAGATGGACGGCGAACTGCCGGCCGTCGACGCAGAGGGCGTCCAGTACCTGGACGGTCGCGAACTCTACTTCGGGACCGCCGCGGACTACGTCGAGGAGCAGATTCAGAAGGTCCACATCGACCACGGAAAGATCTCCACCTCTCGCGAGGACGTCATCAACCGGAAGATGGTGGAGTTCTACGCCGACGTCGCCACCGACCCCGGCTTCATCGGCGTCTCGTCGGTTAGTGACGGCGAGTGGCTGGTCAAGCGCATCGCAGCCAAGACCGGCGTCGAAGTGACCGAGACGCGCGTCGACGTCGACGAGTTCGCCGCGCGGATCCGCGAGGAGGCCGAGGCGCCCAACGCCTGGAACGTCAGCCGCCAGGAGGATTACGGCGGCGGGATGGAGGAGACCTCCATCGACTACCACCGCTCGGCGGACCTCGAGGCTGCCCAGAGCGGGACCATCGGCCTCGGCTTCGAGTACTTCTGGGACGACACGCGCGTCGAGGGGATCGTCTACGAGAGCGGCTACGTCGCCCTCTACACCGACACCATCGCCGAAGTGTTCGGCGCGTGGGTCCGCGAGGAAGTGCTTCCACACCTCTACATCCCCGACGTCGACGACGAGGAGACCGACCAGGCGACGCTCACCGAAGACGAGCAGGACAGGGCCGAGGTGGCCGCCACCGACGGCGGTGGCGAGGACCAGCAGAGCCTCGACGACCTGGACACCGTCAACGATCCGGACGGGGGTGGTGCCTGATGGCGGCCGACAGCGCCGACGCGGTCGACACGCCCGACCGCTACGAGCGCCTCGCAGAGCTCGTCGACGCGATCGAGAGCGAAGGCACCCAGGTGACCGACACCGACACGCGGATTTTGCACGACGACACCCTCCGCGCGACGATCGAGGTCGAGATCGACGAGGGGCGTCTGGAGTCAGCCCACAGGCCGACGCTACGTGGCGCGCGGCCACCCACGGTCTCGATCGAGATGCAGGGGGCCGAAAAAGCGCTCGAGGATACCGACATGGACGCCGAGGAGATCGTCGACGAACTCGAGGAGGAGGCACCCGAGGCCCCTCGGGAGTTGTTGTCGGTCAGCGGCGTCGGCGAACGGAAGGCGCGCCTGCTGGCCGGCCACGGCTACAAGACGATCGAGGATCTCGAGGCTGCCAAGCAGTCCGATCTGACGGAGGTCAGCCGAGTCGGTCCTGCACTGGCCGCGCGGATCAAGGCCGATGTCGGCGGTGCCGATGTCTTTGATCACCTCGGGGATGGCGAGCAACACGAATGCAGATTCGCCGATGAGAGTGAGGACCAGAACACCGACGAGACCAACGACTCTGCCGTTGGCGAGCGGGAGGTCGAGCCCGATGTGGACGACGAGACCGTTGACGCGGTTGAAGACGCGACCGACGACGAGGACGAACAGGACGACCAGGCGGCCGCAGGCGAGTCCGCCGCCGACCCACTGGCCAAAGAGATCATCTCGATCCTCGAGGCCGAGGGTGAACTCCGGAGCAGCGACCTCCGGGATCGCGTCGACGGCAACCAGACCGAGTTCTACGCCGCCTGCGACGACCTGAAAGAGGCCACCCGGCTTACCGTTCGCGACGATCCGGACGACGGGCGCCGGAAGCTCTACTCGCTCGCCGATGATCAGGACGACGGCCCCGAGTGGAACGGTCGCGATCCGGAGTCGATCGTCGCCGACAGCAGTCTGCCCGCGCGTGTCGTCCTGGAGGACATCCTCAACGCCGTCGCGGATGCGTCGACGGTGATCGAGGCCGCCGAGACGCTGGACGTCGACGTCGACAACCTCGAACCCGTCTGCTGGCACCTCACCTTAAAGCAGCCCGACAGCCTCGAGATCGTCGGCGACATCGAGGACCGGATCAAGACCGTCCAGGAGGTGGCCGATGTCGAGTAGCACCGACTCGGCTGCCCGCGACGAGATCGAGGAGGTGATCCGCCGCCACTCCGCGGACCTCGACGCCGAGGACCTCCGGGACATCGCCGACCGGCTCGAGACGACTGCCCAGAAGTGGGAGGGGGTGAGCCTCTGATGGCGGACGCCCAGTCGTCCGGCGCCGGGTGTGCCACGCACCGCTGTGCCAACTGCGACCGGCTGTTTCCGAACGCCCCCCACGGTACCGACTGCCCGCGTTGCGGGAGCGTCGCGCTCTGCACGTTCGACGACGTGGAGGTGTGTCGATGAGCATCGCCCCCACGCGCTGGATGTCGTACATCATCGTGGCCGCGGGCACCGTGACGCTGTTCGGCGCGCTCGCGACGATCCTCCACCACGCCGAAGAGATTGGGCTCGCCGCCGCCGCGATCGCGCTCGCCATGCTCGGCCTCATGAGGTGGTCCCGGTGATGCCGAAGATCACCGCCCACCTCGGCGCCGTTCGCTGGCCGATGCGTGGCAACGCCGTCGAGCACCCCCACCACGCCTGGCTGCGCGGCGAGGAGCTCGACATCGCCGAGGCGCCCCACGGGCACGCTCGCGTCCCACGGCACGACGAGGCCCGCTACGACCGAGAGTCCGAGACCGTGATCTTCCGGCGCGGGAACCGGCTCGTCACCTGCTACAGCGTTCGCGAGGAGATGATCACCAACGACCACGGCGAAGCGGTTCGCCAGGCCGTCGAGGCGCAGTTCGGCCCCGTCGAACAGACTCGATCAACCACTGAGCGGTTTACCAAATACGACCGATGAGTACGAGACACCAACCAACGGACGGCGACCCCGAGCGGAAGAGCGAGAGTGAGAAGGACGAACTGCTCGAGCGCCTGGCCGAGCGAGTCGCCGACGACGATCCGGAACTGAGTGCCGCCCTCGAACTGGCGAGTCAGGCGTCGCCGGAGGAGAGCAACTGATGGAGGGCGTCAACGTCCAGGTCGGACCGGCGCTCCTCGACGACCTGCTTCCCCTCGAGGAGCTCCGCGCGTTCGTCCCGGTCGTCGGCCTCGAGCAGCTGGTCGTCGAGTCGCGAAAGGACGCGATCGACGAGCGCTTCCTGTTCGGCGGCCTCCTGACTGAGGACCTGATCGCACTGTCGGCAGCGCGAGCGGTCGGCATCGTTCAGCGCCTCGCAACGGACGCACTCGACCATGTCCGGGCCGTCGTCCTCGACGTCGACGTCGACGCCGTGGGCTTCGGCGATCGCCCGGTCGCTCTGGTCGGAGAAGACGGTGATGTAGCGAGCGGCCTTGTCGGAACCGGTGACCCAGCCGTGGTGATCCTCGAGGAAGGCCTGGTTGACGTTCTGGCTGGCGAGATAGCTGGCCGAGGACTTCCGGAACCGCGTGGGCGTCGGCGTCGCCGGCAGGTCGAGATCGACACGTCGGGCGGCGTTTTTCAACGCGTCGCGCAGGTAGTTCCGCGAGACACGCTCGGGCCGGTCCATCCGCGTCCAGAGGTAGTCGTCGCGATCGCCGGGGTGGCGCTCGAGCCAGTCGCGGACGAAGGGGACGGAGCGGACGATCGTCGGCGATCGACTACCGTTCTTCCCGTTCTCGATGGTGACAGTCAGCCCGTAGTCGCCCTCGGAGATGTTGCCGACCTGGAGCTCGTGGAGCTCGGAGGTCCGCGGGCCCAAGTCCCAGCAGAGAGCGACCAGCGCCTCATCGCGGACGTTGTTACAGCCCTCGAGCATCGGCTTGATGTGATCGTCCCAGCGCAGCATCTGCGCGGGGTCGGGCGCGGGATCGTAGTTGCTCGGGTAGCCAGCGGGCACCCAGTCGAGACACTCCGGGAGCTCGTCGACACCGAGGGAGTGGCGGCCGAAGGCGCGGAAGGCCTGTCGGTAGCCACGGTTCGTCTCGGGGTTGTCGTAGGTGCGGTTGATCCAGCGGACGACGTCCTCGGCGGCGTCACGATCCTCGAGGGCGGCCGCGAGCGTGCCGGGCTCAGTCTCGCGGGCGATCTTGACGGCGCGCATCAACACGTCGCTGTGGTGGCTGTCGGAGACGCCGGCGTTGCCGACGAGCTCCATGTGGTGGTGGGCGTCGAGGATCGCCTCGGCGTCAGCATCACCGAGGCCATCCCGCTCGCGACAGCGCTCAACGTTGCGCTTGATGGCTGTCTTCGGCTGGTCGGTCATACGACTACGCTCACCTGCGGGCCATGTAAACATCATGTTCGGAGCCCGCCCCGGCCTTCTCACGGTTCTCGACGACGACGAGCGAACGGTGTGAACGAGGAGTCCGAGAACCGTTGTCGGGCCGTCGCGGGCGGAGAACCCGGAACGGTCGCCGTGAACGGCGCCTCGCG